ATTATTTAAACCGTAGTTTGGCACATCACCAAAATATTTGTCTCTTGGCAAATATGCTGCTTGTGATCCCGAAGTGCCGCGATTACCATCAGCAAAGTAATATTTGTAATATTCTTTAAGCATTGCACGTACTGCACCCAAATTATCATCATGTAATGTCATTCTAATATCTTGGTAATCTAATCTTGTTTGAATATTTTTCTTTCTATTGTACTGTTGTTTATTTTCTACACTTGCTCTAAAACTAGGTAAGTCTGTTGATTTTACAAGTACTCCTAATTCTTTTTGGAAAAGGAAAGAATTAGCAGTTGTGCTATTGCCAACCTCTGCATTTGGTTGAAATACCACATGATACATGTACTTTTGTTTGGGGGCAAAAGTAAAATTACTATTGGTATAAATCTTGTGCGCATGTTGCGCATCGCGCAAATGTGTGCCCGCAGTTAAATTAAAAAGGAATGCATCTTTTAAATTACTCATGTAAATATTTATCCTTATAGATTAAGTGCGTATATAAAGAAAAGCGAGAATTGACGTTAACCAATCCTCGCTTTTTATAATGCCAATCGTTGAAACTAGTTTAGTTAGAACCTGTTGTTCCGCCGATTGCGCCTGTAGTAGCTCTTGCAACAGACTCACCAATACCAGTAATATCATCGCCACCAAATTGTACAGCGTTATCATAACGGATTGTTAATGAAGTAGTTACTGCATCGCTAGTAGCATATGCTAATGTATTGTAGTTTGCTGATTCGATATAACATCCTACTAGTTGGAATCTATCAATTACATTTGCTCCGTCTGTACCATTACCACCGTCTAGAATCTCAATTCTAGTTTGGAATTTGTACGAACCACTTGACACAGCACTTTGCTGCTCAAAGAAGTCAAATTGTCTTTGAAGTTGCTGACCAACAATTTTTTGTACGTTGTTGTTTGCATCTTCACGCAATGTAAGCGTAACTGGCTCCCATGTGTGCTTGCCTGCAAGATATGTTCTTGAGTTATAAGCATCAATTGTCATTTGTTCAAAAGATAAGTTAGGACGAGTTACGTCTACTACTTGTCTTGAAATTTCTCTTGTACCATCTGGACCGCCAGTAGTACCAAAATTATCTAATAATACTCTAAAACGATACTGTAATTTAGGCATCAATAAAGATGAGTTTGATCCAGCACCCTCTGTAGGAATACTAATATTTTGTAGTGTTGTGATTGGCATTTTTTAATCTCCTGTTACACATGTATTTATGCTGTTTTGGGTGGAGTATTTCATCCACCCATAAAGTGCGCATATTATCCTAGTGCAGCAATCTCCCCAGTATTCTTAAGTCTTAGCGGAATGTAAATAAATTCAATCGCCTTAACTGGTTCAATAGCTACATCTAAATAAAGCTCGTTACGATCAATTCTAGCTGCTGTGTTATTTGATTCATCACATACAACTAAGTAATCGTAAACAGCTCTTAGTGCTACCAATTCTAATAACAGTGCATCTGCCGCTGCTTTAATTTGGTCACGTGTAATCTTGTCATTTGGTTCAAACAAGTATGGTTTTGCCAATAGTTCAAGTTGTCCACGTAAGTAAACAGTCAAACGTGCTACGTTAACTCTATCCAATGCACTTGCATTTCTTGCACGAGTCTTTTGCCCAAATACTACTAATCCTGCACCACTTAAGAATGTAATTGGATTAATTTTATTTGAATATAGTGTATCACGCTGTCCTGTGTTTAGTGCTACTGAAACAAACTCTCCTTCGTTATTAATATAACCTGAGCTTGTTGCGTTGCTTACACCGCCTCGTCTTGTACCTGCTGGAGCAAACCAGGGGAACGCAACTTGGTCGTTAAGTATAATAGTACGTAGTGCCATGTGGCTTGGAGGAACAACAATGTTATTACCAAAGTTGTCACTTGTGAAGCCTGCACCGTAATACATAGCCATATACTCATCAAAGCTCACTGCACCATTGTCGTTGTCTTCAACAGCAAGTTTAACGTTTGATGCCCATTCATTTAATGAAGTTGCGTCTGGTGTTAAACGGAATGGTGTATCACCAACTACAAACGATGTTAAACGTCTATCAGTGTTTAGTGTAATCATTTCACCAATTAGTTCAGGATAACCTGGCGTTGCCATTAAGTTAAACTGACGTGATTCTTCGTCACGTATTTCTTGGTTACTGTTTACTAGTGCTTGTAATGCTTGTACAACACTCTTGCGTTGTGCATGACGTCCAAATGTTCCTGAACCGTCTTCGTTGTTGCCTGAGTCTGTTACCCAACGATGTGGATAATAATTGCTCATGCTTAGATCACCATAACGTCCGTTAGTTCCATTAGTGTCTACGTAGTTACGCTCAAAGCGTTTGACATTGAAACCACTTCTACGTGTGTTCCATAGCAGCATACCTCTTGGATATAATGCAGGATCTGGTGCATCTGGATCTAAATAATCGCTAGTAATCATTTCTGCAATGGTTGCGCTTGGTGCTGCTAGTGGTGTACCGCCAGTGTCGCCATAACGAGCATCGCCAAACAAAATTCCATCTTCAGTAGTTTGATCTGCGTTATCAACTAAAATCCAACCACTTGCTCCTGTTGCAGCAATAGTTGCATTGTATTTGTAAATTACTGGATAGTCTTCTACGCTTGCTGTGCTAACCCAAATATCACCTGTTACTAGTGCTGATGCACCGTCTGCTTGTGTTGTCGGTTCAGCTGCTGATACAATTGGACCTTCTGGATCTGTACCACTAAACGGACTTGCAATTGAGCTTTCACCCGACGCTCCGTCATATGCAAGACCTACCCAAGTTTCACCATTGTGTACCATAATGTCAACTTCGTCAACAATTGAATTGTACCATAGTGCGCCTTGTGCTGTTAAGCTCAATGGTGCGCTATTTGAAGCAGTATAAGTTAATGGTGCCCAGTTTGAAGCTACAAACTGCTTTGGTGATGTAGCTGCTGTTGTGCCTGGAGCAAAATACAAGTTAGTTGTTCCGCCTGCACTTGCACTAAAGCCAAATAGTTCTAAGCCGCCATCGGTATCAACTAAGTCAATTTCACCGCCTAACTTGTGTGAAATCTGTACACGGTTTTGTGCATCAACTACAGCAATAACATTTGTTAATCCTGCTGCGTTAATTTGACCAGCTAATGTATCTGCATCAGCAATGTCAGCAGCAGTTGTAACGCTTACTGTGACTGGTGATGTTTTACTAGCTGAAGCTGCTGTTGTTTCTGCAATAGTAAATGTATATGTAGCTGCTGTAATACCTGTTGATGAAACTTTAGAGCTAGTAATTACAGTTGCTCCAATTGCACTTCTACGATATATTTTAAAATCTCCAATTGGTGGTGTAGTACCGTTAACATTAACGTCTGCAAACAAAGAATCAACAGTGATGTTTGTGCCGCCACCTGTTGGATCTAAACCGTAAATTGCTTGCTCAGGTCTACTAAAAATTGGTGTTACAACTTTGTTCCAAACAGCTCCTGCTGCTGAATATTGTTTTACACTAATGTTTGCGCCGCCATTTGGTTGTGTAGTTTTAAGCCAAACACTGCCTGTTGGTGCAGGTGATGTGTCCGAAGACTTAAAAGTTGGTACGCTTGTGTGCGGAGCAATTTGCACTCTTGGTGCAGAGTATGTTCCGGCTGTTAAACCTAAGTTTGCTACTAGTGTTCCATTGCCTTCTGCAATACTAACTGTTCCTGTAGCAGTAGTACCTACGCCGCCTTCGTCAGCAATTGCAGTAGAATCTACATAAATTTTAATTCTACTGTCAACTAGTGCAGCATTTATGCCTGTTACTGCTGCTGCGTTAATTGCTGCAACTACATCAGTAAATGTTGTACCGCCAGCAACGACTGAAACACCATTTAGTACGATTGTATGTGTAGCATCAACGGCTGCTGGCGCATTAGAGCCTGTTGCTGCTGGATAACTATCTGCCCATTCGTTACTTCCAAGTGCAACCCATTTGCCTGCATTTGCTGTTCTTGTTGCTTGTGATGCACCGTAACCTGGTGACTTATAAAATACTCTATTATCATTGCTTGAATGATCAATAGCATAATCACCAATAGCGCCAATTGATTGTTTAGGTAAATCACTACCATCTAAGTCATCACTTGATGTAATAGCAATGTGTGTTTTGCTTGAAAACGTTTGTCCGCCTACAGTTGTAATTGCTGCGCCGTTCCATTCTAAAATACCAAATTCACTTGCAAGCGTGTCTAACCACCATGCACCGTCTGCTGGTGCGCCGCCTGGTGCTGTTGCACTTGCTTCTAATTCAGCTAAGTCAATATCTGCTCTAACTACATATGCACGATTTGAAACGCCTAATGACGAATAAGCAGCTTGTAGTCCGTATTCGTTAAGCTCTCCACCGTGGATCATATTGCCTGATGCGTCACTATAAAATAATGGATCGCCGAATGTTTCACCAAGCTCTCGCTGACTGGTGATTAAGTAAGGTTGACCAGCGTTCGCTTTAGTTGTACCTGATGCTGTTCCTGTGCCACTGCTTGAAAGTTTATTACTAGCAGTTGCTACAAAAATCATAGGTACAGTGCCGCCAGCTGCTGGGGTGTAGAATGATTCGTCAATTACACTGACTTCTACGCCTGGTGATACTAATGCCATGTTATTTCTCCTATTTGGATGACTAGTTGTTCTATATGTATATTTACCATTTAATTAATAAAACACCTGCAATACACACCTAAAAAAGGTACCAAAAAGGTGAGCTAAATACAGTATGAGACCTTTATGTGTATGCGGTAAAAGACCGGCTGCTATTAATTACAAGAAAGATGGCAGGACATATTACCGTAAAAAATGCGAGCAATGTTTACGCAATGGTGCAGGACACGGTATTCCTTTATGGGAGCAAAGAGGATACGTTAAAAAAAATGCATGTGAAAAATGCGGGTTTAAATCTAAGCATCCAGAACAATTTAATGTATTTCATGTTGACGGAAATTTAGAAAATTGTAGACCAAATAACTTAAAAACTATATGCGCTAATTGTCAACGTATTGTGCAAAAAGAAGGTATACGCTGGAAGCAAGGAGATTTAACTCCGGACTTTTAGATGTTCTATTAACTGATATGTATTGAACATTAATTGATCTAAGTCTCTATTATTATCAATAGTAAAATCTGCCATCCATTGTTCTAGGCTCATTGAATCTTTTGCTTCAGGTGGCAAATGATCTGATCTATCTACCCAAATTGCATAATCAAAAACATTAGTATTTTTCATAGCAAAAAATTCACGTTTGTTACGCAATCCGCAATAGATATCATGTTCTTTAAATATTTCTCTACCTAATGTTGCTGCATCTCTTTCATTATAATCGCAGATTGCGTCATACCACTCAGCACGATGATTGTGTCTATCAGCATAGCATTCTTCTTCGTCAGAATAACCATACTTGTCTTTCAGCATATCAAAGATAAAAAGTTTTGAACAAAATCGGCTACTGCTTTCAAAACTATAACCGTAATTTTTTTCTAGTATTTCACAAACTGTATCTTTGCCATGTCGGCCATGACCAATTACTAATAATTTAGGTAACATAAAATCTCCGCATAATATAATTTATATTATAACAAAAATTTAATATATTGTCAAGTGTTTTTATCCGATTAAAAATCCGTAGCCAACGCCACCGCCTACTTGTAATGATATTTCAGATTCTAATTTTTCCATTTCAGCTTGTGCTTCTGCTTTTAGTGCATCGCCATTAAGTGTTGAACCACCTTGCGGACCAGCAA